GCCACAGAAAAGTGGTGTCAAGACAGAGCAATTTACCTTGCCCTCATGCGGTCGATCAAGATCGCAGATGGAGGCGATAAGAAAATATCAAAGGATGCGATACCAGGCATACTCCAAGAGGCCCTGGCAGTATCGTTCGACGAACACATAGGACATGATTACACAGAACAAGCAGAAGAACGCTATGATTTCTATCACCGCAAAGAGGAGAAAGTTCCCTTTGATCTCGAAAAGTTTAACTTCATTACCAAAGGTGGTCTCTCTAACAAGACTCTCAATGTCGCTCTTGCTGGTACAGGCGTCGGGAAGTCTCTATTCATGTGCCATGCGGCTGCTGCCGCGCTCACTCAGAACTACAACGTTCTCTACATTACATGTGAAATGGCAGAGGAAAAAATTGCTGAGCGAATTGACGCAAACCTTCTGAATGTTGGTGTCAAGGATATCGTAGATCTTCCTCAGGTTATCTTTACTAGCAAGGTTCAAGAGATCGCTAGAAAGACCCGAGGCAAACTTATTATCAAAGAGTATCCTACAGCGTCCGCTCATGCTGGACACTTCAAGGCATTGCTCAGTGATCTAAAGTTGAAGAAAGATTTCAAACCCGATATTATTTTCGTGGACTATCTTAATATATGTGCTAGTGCGAGGTATAAAGGTGCGATTGTTAATTCTTACACGTATGTCAAAGCGATTGCTGAGGAGCTTCGGGGTCTTGCTGTGGAATGTAATGTTCCTATTGTCTCAGCTACTCAAACTACTCGCAGTGGTTTTGGTAATTCTGACCCTGATCTTACCGATACTTCTGAGTCTTTTGGTCTTCCTGCCACTGCTGATTTTATGTTTGCCCTTATCTCTACTGAGGAGCTTGAACAACAAGGTCGCCTCATGGTCAAACAACTTAAAAACCGATACTCAGACCTTGTTACCTCAAGAAAATTCATGGTGGGAATTGACAGATCAAAGATGAAGCTGTATGATGTAGCGGACGATGCTTCCGCTATCAGCATCGATAGTGAAGATCCTGGTGAGGACTTTGCTCAATTTACACAAACACAAAACCGTCTATCTAAATTTGCTGAGTGGAATGTATGATTAATTTTAGTAATTATGAAGAGTTCGTGGCACAGGTTACTTCCAATGCTTCAACGAACTTTGTTGACTTCGCTGATCGTATTGGCGAGTTGGATCGTGAGGGTGCCAATATTGAGCGTCTCCTTACTGCTGGTGTTGGGATTAATGCTGAAGGTGGTGAGTTCCTTGAGATCATTAAGAAGATGGTCTTCCAAGGTAAGGCTTGGAACGCAGACAATCGAGAGCATCTTATTATTGAGTTGGGTGATATTATGTGGTATGTGGCACAGGCAACAATGGCATTAGGTATCTCCATGGAAGATGTCCTTGATACCAACATCAAGAAACTTGCTAAACGTTATCCTGAAGGAACCTTTGATGCTTACTATTCTGAGAACCGTGCTGCTGACGATCGCTGATGCTTAGTTTCTGGATTCACTTGGTAGCATTCTTCCAAGTTGTCGTGATGAATTGTATTCAACCTGCCAACTGGAAGTATTGCTATCGGGTGGATCAGTGGTTGATCCCAGATCTCGTAGAAGGATATGAGATCTGGTCTGGCAAAAAACATCCGTATCAAAATGAAAAAGACTATCTCAACAACCTCCCATCTAAATAATTAGACGGGAGGTTTTCTTATGGCATATCAGAATATAGATAAACGAAAAATCCTCAATACTATTAAGGGTGATAATGCTACGAGAAAGTTATTGGGGCAAGTTCTCGCAACTGCAGGAACAGGAGCGATATGGAGATATGAACCAGACATCAAAAAAACTGGTGGTTGGAATTTGTCCTGGCCAAAAGGATCTCAACAGATAACTTTAAAAACACAAAAAACTTATATTCAAAATATTATTAATAAGTATAGGGCATCAAAACTGGTTCAAGGTAAAGTCAAAGACGATGCCATTACATTGCAGATTGGACCACAGAAAATAAAGTTTGAACAGACTGGAGCAACTACGGATTCATCTGGTAAAAAAATCCCAGAAGCAACGATGACTCGTATGCAGGAGATGGGTTCTGCGTGGATCTTTAAAAGATCTATTCAAGATAATATAGTCTTTAATAAACCAAAAGATATTAAAGATGATATTACTACAATGGATGAGTTGAAAAGAATCTGGAAGAGTGTTGGAGATGCTGATGAAGTCGGTGATGATTGGATAGAAAACTTTTACAAACAAAATAAAACTCTTCTTGCTAAAATTGGAAGACCAACATTTACAGAATTTAATCGTGAAGGTGGATTCATGGATTGGATTACTAAGTTAGTAAAAGATGAATATGGAATTTCTAAAAAAGACAATTGGAATCCCGCTGATATTTGGTTGATTCAAAATGAGGAAAAGTGGAAAAAGGTAATTACTGACGCAATTTCTCCAAATGGATATAGAGGAAGAAGATCTCAAACTATCGAAGAATTGAATGCTATCTTTAGAACACTTTTTAGAAGTAAACAAATATTTGGTGTATCTTTGAAAAAGATAAGTGGTAACGAAGCAAAATATGAAGAGGTAAATGTAAGATCTTCTTTCTTTAAAGACATTGAATCAATGACATTTAAAGTTGATAAGTTGCAATCTTTTTGTGGGAGAAAGGGAACTGGATTTCAAACACAGGACAGTAGAATGTTTGTTGTCGATGGAAACAAGGAATATAATTTTCAGATAAAAGCAAATAGTAGTACAAAAATGTCTGGTTTAAAATATGAACCAACTGCAAAAGGTTCTGGAGCTGCAAGACTCGGTAAAGCAACTGTTGAGTTGGTTGTTGATCTTCTGAAAGATAATGGATTTTCTTTTAATAAAGAATTTTCTGCTTACCCACAAACTGCGGATGAATTTTTAGCAGAAGAAGTTAAGTACAAAAAGATCTTTGCAGATTTGTTTCGTTCCAATGTTGACTTTGGGGATGCCGAAACTCCAGATGCTTTGTATGATATTTTTCTTAGTGTCTTTGGAACTGAACCACATGTAGCTAATTCAAAACTGCAACAACTTACTTTTTTCCATTTAATAACCAGACTTAAATTTGATGAATTGAATGAGTTTGGAACTGATATGGTATTCCTTGCGATGAAAGCTGGTCGCAGATATGGTCCATTTGCAAAGTTATACTGATGTCTAAAAACACACACTTAGAACACTTAGAGGATAGTATCTTGCTTGATGGAAAGCAGGGTGCAACTGATGCATTTAAATTTTTAGATTTGCTTGCTAAAACTTTTAGTGGTCAAGGAAATAATAATTTTAAAATCACTACAAAATGGGACGGTGCTCCTGCTATATTTTGTGGCATGTATCCTGGAACTAATAGTTTTTTTGTTGGTACTAAATCTGTCTTTAATAAAGATGCAAAAATCAATTTTGCACCTGATGATGTAGATTACAACCATGGACATGCACCAGGATTGGTTTCGAAATTAAAAGATGCTTTGAAGTATTTTCCTGCACTTGGAATTACTGGAGTTGCCCAAGGAGATCTATTGTTTACGGATGATAAAAAATTTGAAACAATTAATGGCAAAAGGTGTATAACATTTCAACCAAACACGATTACCTATGCAATTCCTGAAGGGTCTCCATTTTATGAAAAAGCAAAACAAGCAAAGATAGGAGTAGTATTTCATACTACTTACAAAGGCAGTACAGTTGATGGATTGAGTGCTACTTTTGGGTATGATATATCAAAATTGAATCAAACTTCCGATGTTTTAGTTTTGTCTGCCGAGACTGATCAATTGGGTAAAGATACTCTTATTACAAAAACAGAAAAAATTCAACTCAAAAGAATGAAATCCGCCAGTGGATCTTTGATTCGAATTGCTGGAGATTTTTTAGATGAAGTTGCAAGTCAAATAGAAGCAAATGATCAACTTACGGTTGGTCCAAGACTAAAAATTTATTTCAACACTTATGTTCGACAAGGTAGGAAAGTCAGCAGTGCTAAAAAATTTGTCGAAGACTTTAAAAAATACTTCGAAGGTGAAGTAAAGAAAGCAGCAGATAAAGTCAAAACTCCTAAAGCAAAAGCAACTAAACTTGCCAAGTTATATGCAGGACTTGATTTTATAGAACAAAATGAGATAGCTTTGGTTAAAACAGTGGGACTATATACTA